TTTCTTTTCTTCTGCCATGACTATTGTTGTTGAGGTTGTTGTTTAGCTGAAACCATTTGGTCAATCTGTCTGATAGCTGCATCTGCAGTAGCCTGATATTTATTTACAGGCATAGTATTAAAGCAAGACATAATTGTGCTGAAGCAAAAGACAAGTTAACTCCAAGATATTGGGCATGTAAAAACTTATGGGCAGGGCCGGGAGGTTCAACCACCGCTAATCCAAGCAATCGTAGAGGTAAATACTAATGAAAAAAGTAATCAAAAAAGCGGCAATGTACGAGTCTAAGAAATCCTTAGATGGTAAGATGAAGTTTTTAAAAGGAAATGTAAAATCCCCTATAAAGAGAAAGTAATGCCAAAAGATGCTTGTTATAAAAAAGTAAAAGCTCAGTATGATGTCTTTCCATCGGCAAGAGCATCTCAAGCGATTGCTAAATGTCGTAAAGGTTCAGGAACTGTAAGAAAGACTGAGGAAGGTACGTCATTAAAAAGATGGGAGAAAGAAAAGTGGGTTGATACCAAAACAGGTAAAGCATGTGGGGCAGGTGGTAAAAATGAATATTGCAGACCAAGCAAAAGAGTTTCTTCTGCTACACCAAAAACAAAATCAGAAATATCGCCTTCAAAATTAGCCGCTAAAAAAGCGGAAAAATCAAGAGTAGGCATGGGTAAAAAAGTTACAAAAATTTAATACATTTGTAAAATGAGAACGATAGGCTTAGGAAGTACAATTGAGAAGGTAACTTCAGCGACAGGAATTAAGAAAGCTGTTGAGGCTGTTTCAAAAGCATCGGGAAAAGATTGTGGTTGTAATGCAAGAAAAGAAAAGCTTAATAACCCAAACTTGTTAGTAAACAAAATATTTTATAAACAAAATCAGAAATAATGTCAGTATTCAAAACACAATTTTCAAGAGCATTACGAGTTCATAAATCAGATGATGCAAACATAGCGTATCCAAATGTAATTACATCAGGAACAAATACTACTGCAACAGCATCTAAATTAATCAGTTCTACTGCAACATTTATTACTAATAATGTGCAAGCAGGAGATATTGTGCACAATGATACAGACGAAACTGCGGCAACTGTGGTATCTGTAGATAGTGAAACTCAACTTACTTTAAATGCAAATATTTTTGCAGCAACAGCTAAAGTTTATACTATTTATCAGGCATCATCTCAAACAGGATTGGGTAATCCGGGAGCTAATTTGTATGTTGGAGGCGCAGGTAATGTTTCTATTGTTACTATTGGTGGAGATACAGCTACTTTTTTTGGAGTACCTGCAGGAACAACACTTCCTGTTCAGGCAATAAAATTGAGAAGCACATCGACTTCAGCAACAAATATTGTAGCTCTTTGGTAAGATGGCAAAGGTTAAGCAGCAAGATAGTAATTTTGTAACAAAGCCAAAACGCTCAGGCGTTTATGCTAAGACAAAAACGAGTACCCTTAAAACAAGTAAAAACTATGTTAAGTCCTATAAAGGGCAAGGAAGGTAATGAAATACGTTAATTATATATTTTCATCAATAATATTATTGTTTGTACCAATACACGGTCTTTTAATAGCTGTAGCCGCAGCAATAGTATTAGATACTTTTACAGGAATATTTAAAAGTGTAAAATTAAAAGGGTGGTCAGGTATTAGAAGTAGAGTTCTATCAAATATAATATCAAAGATGGCATTATATGAGATATGTATTTTATTTTTATTTGTTATAGATAAATATGTTTTACATGAATTTATAATTAGATCATTTGGAATAACATATATGTTTACAAAAATATGTGCTATACTTTTAATTTTTGTAGAGTTGGTATCTATAAAAGAAAATATTGAAGAAACATTTAAAATAGATATTTGGAAATTACTTAAAAAAGTATTTCTAAGAGCAAAAGAAATCAAATCAAATATAGACGACTTAAAAGAATGACAACACAGCAAATCACAAAAAAATACGGTATTCCAAATGAAACAGGTAGAGGTTATCTAGTAAAGATAGAGCTTCCTTATCCAATGAGAATAGCTTGGGATACAGATACTACGGTTACTACAATAATGTGTCATAAGTTAGTAGCTGATAAATTAAAATCAGTATTTGTAGATATACTTGATGAGTATGGCTACAAAAAAATCAAGGAGTTAGGTATTGACTTATTTGGTGGTTGTTTTAACTACAGAAAAATGAGAAATGGATCATCTTGGTCCATGCATGCTTGGGGGATAGCAGTTGACTTAGACCCTGCAAGAAATACTTTAAAAGAGACATCAAAGACTGCAAGATTTGCACGACCTGAATATAAACCAATGATTGATATATTTTACAAACATGGGTTTGAGTCCTTAGGCGTAGAAAAGAATTTTGATTGGATGCATTTTCAAATTAAAGACTAATGAAAAAAATAATTCTTCTGTCCCTAATTTTGTCAATATTTGGGACAAGTTGTGTTTCTAGGAAAGTAAATGTTCAAAAAGAGAATGTAACTGAGAAATTAGATAGCACTTCTGTGGTTAAAAAAGAAGTTGTTACTACTCAGGATAACAATGTAAGTATTGTTACAAATACTGACGAGATAGAGATAGTTCCAATCGATACCACAAAATCAATTACAGTTGATGGAAAGAAGTACCATAATGTCAAAATAAGACATAAAAAAACAAAAGTAGTGTTATCAGATAAGACAAAAACAAAAGTGTCTGAAAACGCCTTAATTAAAGCCACAGTAAAAAAGAAACTAACAATAGAGATGGCAAAGAAGCAGATTGATAAAAAGGCTTTTATTTCTACTTGGTTTTGGTGGTAATTAATTATATTATAAGTATCTGCAGGATGCTATACTTACAGGAGAGTAAACAAAACATTATTTTAATATATTTGTACAATTAAATTTAATCAAAATGAAAAACAAAAACAAATTTACACAGAATCAAACAGTAACTCAAGAGGAGCTTACTAAAATCCAAGAATTAAACAATGAGTTTAATAAAGTAAAAATGGCTATTGCTGATGTTGAATTACAAAAGCAAACATTGATTAGAGTTGTTGATGAGATTAAAGCTCAATTCTCAGCACATGAAAGATTGTTGATTGAGAAATATGGAGAGAATGCTGTAATCAACATTCAAACAGGGGAAGTAACACAAAAAGAAAACTAATATGACACCGGGAAAATTAATAGGAACTTTGTTTCAGTCAAGAGATGCTATGCATATTGCACATCTTCAGACTACAAGTTTCGCAGAGCACAAAGCATTAAATGCTTACTATGATGGAATACTTGATTTGACTGATACATTTACTGAAGCTTACTTTGGTAGAAACAAAAGAGTTGAGATTATTATTCCTGAGTCAAAAAATATGGATGCAACTTCACATTTAAAAGAGTTGCGTTCAATTCTTGATACCGAGAGAAACAATTACCCATCAGAGTTGCAAAACATCATAGATGAGATGATTGGATTAATTGATAAGATTTTATATCTATTAACTTTAAACTAAAATAAAATGGCAAAGATTAGTGTATATCCTACGATAGTAGCTCCTATTCTTGATGATACTGTAATAGGAACAGATATAGCAGGTAGTAATGCTACAAAGAATTTTCTTTTAGCAGATATAATTACTCTTGCCACAACTACAGGACAGTTTGTTACAATAGAAAACTGTATACTTCCAACGTATGCTAACAATGCGGCTGCTATTATTGGTGGTCTTGCTGTTAATTCAATATACAAAACAGCTACAGGGGAAGTTAGAATTGTTGTTTAAAATTTAAAAAATACATAATGTCGAAGATAGCTACTTATTCCTTAGCGGATACACCTTTACAATTAAGCGATAGGTTAATAGGAACAGAAGCTCCTCGACCAATACCATCTTCAACTCCTCTTGCGACTAAGAACTTTTCGTTGCAGGAGTTGTTGCAGTTATTTTCAGAAAACTTTCCTGCGGCTACATTACAAGCAGTTCTTGATGCAGGGAATATAGCAACTCAAAGTATAGAATTGACAGGTAGAATAACAGCTACTATAGTTAAGCCTACAAATATTTAGGA